CGCCCCGGTGCCAGGATTGGCACGCTGACGTAGTTGCACGAAGAGTGTTGCATTACTGAGCGATCCGGCGCCAAGGGTGGATCCACGATTTTGCATCGCAGTTCTCCTTAGCGTTAGTACGGGTAGTTCAGGTCGACGACCGCTTCCGACATCACCGCATGCGCCAAGAGATTCTTGGCGAACGCGAGGATGTCCTTCCGGTTGGCAAGCGTGCTTCTCGCAGGGCAAACGAATTCGCCCTTGAAAAACATCGCATAAGCCACTTTGGGACTGGGGGTATACCCACCGGCGTCACCGCTGATCGTCTCAAGGATGGGGAGAAGGATCCGGGCTTCCGTGCGGCTCACACCGCCGGAACCGGCCGTCTCCTTGTTCGAGAGAGTGATCATCGGCATGCCGATCGAGATGCCCCCAGAAGTCTCTTTCCAATGCGCGAGGCGGAGTTCCGCACCGCGCGGGAGGAAGGACTTCGCTACCGGGGTCGTTTGTCCATCATTTAGGACAATGGTTGATTGTGCTGACATAGGAGAAGACTCCAATTAAAGTTGAGGGTCAACGGAAAAGTACGCGCATTAGCGACGCAGCCGTCAGGAAACGTTCAAAGGGAGCACCACCTATCGGACTTTTGGTCTTCAAGGTGTAACTTGGCCAGAACTGGAGGGCGCCACGAGAGAATCGAAACGATTCCTTCGAACACCCACCGCTCTGAGACCAAGGTCTCCCTGCCTCGGCTCCTGAAGCGTTGTAGTTGAGCGTGTACACCACCTTCAGCTTCGTATTAACAAAGCTTCGGTCTGTTACCAGATCGAAGCCATCGAAAGCCGTTAGGCTCTCGAGGTAAGTCCCCACCGGGACGAACCAGTCAACCACGAAGGAGTAGGGCAAGAGCTCCCACGCTAGGAGCATCGGGTTTGTGATTCCCGTCTGAGCTAACAATTGGCGGGCTTGAGATTCCAACCTATACTGTGCAGTATATCGCACCTTATATTCGGACTCGTAACCCCCCCAAGTGTTAGTATGACCCATCAGGCTATTCATCTCACTTCCAGAGTATTTGACAAAACCACGAGCAGAAGCCGTGATCGTGCCATTTACCCTGTCAATGGACTTTGCAGCCTGTTGTGCCATAAACTCTGCAGAATCGAACACGTCGGAGAGCAAGGGGCGCCACCCGTAAACGAACTCCAGCCAATGGCCGGCGATCCGTTTGTCAGGTGGCGTTTTCTCAACTCTCTTCCATGCTGATTTCGCAGAGCGGGCCTCAGTGCCCGAAAGGCTTAGTGACCGCGTGAAGCCACTAAGGTCTCCTCGTCGCAGTGCGCGAGCAGACTGATAGATGCGATTAGCTGTGCTAGCAAGTAACTCCGCTGTTTGCTTCCTCTCGCCCATCATCTGGGCAAGATTTACGCGAACGCCGGAGGCTTTTTGGCCCAGTCGCATTATCGCCTTATTCTCCGTCTCGATCCTTTTGTAATCAAGGCCGAGTTGGAGTGGAGTGAAAGAATAAAACGATGCGCAACTCGACACGGATGAGTAATAGGTCCACCCATCGTAGCTTAAACCACGATGTGTGTAACCTCTATCATTCGTGACGCGAGTCACTTCAGAAACGTAACCGTGAAACGGCAACGGTGCGAAACGAGCGGAGCTAAAGAAATTCGGAGTCGAAGTGCTACTATACGTACGATAAAACTGGGAAACCCCAGCTGAATCGACGTAATTAGTCACCTTGTTCTCGTAGTTTCCAAAGCTTCCACCTGTTCGCCCAGTTATCGTCGTCACGGAAACGTGTCCTGAAGACTCAGGGTTTGCGCGTGGCATATTTACACTCCTTTCACAACCCCCTCTCGCGAGGGGAATGCGGCGAGTGGTATTACCCAACCGCAGATGAGCCCCTCAGTGACTTGGTCACTGGGG